CGCGGTCGGTCGCGCCCTGGTACGCGGGCAGAAGGCGGTCCGCGGTCGGATCTTCAACGAGAGTGGCCCCACCTTCATCGCCGACGTGTGCGTCGAGAGTGAGAAGGGTGAGCTGTTCGCCAGCATCATCTGCAAATCGAGCCCGCGCGCAGACCGGCTGCAGCTCGCACTGGCGGAGGCGATGATCGGCCAGCAGAAGACCGGGCACCCAGTCATCACGGTCGTCCCGTACCTGATCGTCGACGCAGCGGTCAACGAGGTCGTCGGGCAGTTTATGACGCTCGGGTACGCGCTGACCACAATCGCCGGCATCCCGGAAGCCTTGAAGGCAGTCAAGTAGGTGCCGGGGTTTCCGGTTCCCGGAAAACGGGAAGCCTGGGCTCCTGGAAGGATACTCGAAAGGATACTCAGGAGGGTGGTTGGGGGATATGTGGAAGGATACTCGAACGGAAACCAGGGCGCAATGTGGGGCAGGTTTCAATGAACGTTGAAACCTGGGCTCCTGGGGGTTTGTACCCAGGAGCAAGGCGTCGAGATGCAATCCAGTTGCGGCTGGAGGCCTCGGACAGGGCCGTTCAGGGCCGTTGAAAATGTGTCGGAAAATTTGACGGCCCTGTGCTAAGTGTCGCTGGGTTCCGGGGTTCCGGGGGAAAAACGCCCACAGGGCCATCAGGGCCATCAAAAATAAACCGCGGCCGGGGGGACTGTGGCGCTGCGGCACTATTGGTTGGGGTATATACATGAATAAAATATATTATATAGGATATAGCCTACACGGCCCTGTACCCCCCGGCAGCGTTTGGGAAAGCCTTGTTTGACGGCCCTGATGGCCCTGTCGGCGTTTGGGCCTCCCGGCCGCCCCTTGCCGGCGTATCAGGGTTTCGGGTACACTGGGCCCATGGCCGCCAAGTCTTTGTTCTCCGATGCCCACCGCGAGATGATCCACGAGCTTTACATGCGTCGCATGATGCAGCCGGCTGCGATCACGACCGCGCTCAACGACCGATTCAAGACCAGCTTCGCGCTCGTCCAGGTGCAGCGACTCATCAACGCGCGTTGGTCTGGCCGCCGCAAGCGGCTGCTCAATCGCGTGCGCGCCGTCGAGAAGATGACCGACAACCAGCTCGTGACCGAGCACACGAAGAAGAATCGCGCCGCGCTCGAACGTTGGTCTGGGAAGGCGGAGAAGCTCGCGGACAAGGCCCTCGATCACGCGCTCGCGACTGGCGACGCGCGCACGATGTCCGCCGCATCTGCCACGGCGAAGAACTCGATCTCCATGTTCCGCATCTGCTCGGGCATCGATGGTCCGGCCCAGGGCGGACGCTCCACGTTCAACTTCAACTTCGGCAACATCACGCCGACGCCTGCCGGCGCTGAGATCAACGTCACGCCTGTGAACGCTGAGAGCATCGACGATGACGAAGAGCCCGAGGACTTCGGCGACGGTGATGACGGCGACGGACCTGAGGGTGATGGCGAAGAGGATTCAAAGTAAGCGGTGAGGGTGCGCCAGCTTAACAACCAACCCTGTCGGACAGTCAGATGTCGACCCCGACCATGTGCCCTGGCGACATGAGGCTGGTCTCTTCAGCCCCTCACACGAGGGCACTAACACAATCGATGCGGTATTGTTGACCCCCTCAGACCCCCCTGCCGCCCACCCCCGGCACCCCCCGGAATCGGGGCCGCCGGCCCCTCGCGCTCTCGCCTTACAAAGCGCACCCCGGTTTCCGGTTTTCTCGGTATCCCGGAACCCTGTCATCCCGGTCTCCAGGCACCCCGGCCTCCATTTTTTGACCTCAACTTGCGTACGCTTTGTGTTAGATCACCGGGTATCCGGGAAACCGATACGCCGTGTATCCACTCTTCTAACACAAAGGATTCCTGGACTCCCGGGCTCCGGCGCACAATCTCCCGGTAGTCACTTCACACCTCGCCTGTTTTCTGGTAGTGTGTTGTGAGTGGGATTCGCGGCCTGACTTGCGCGACAGCCTGGGGTTCTTTACACTTTTGGAGGGGTGGCGGAATGACAGACGCAGCGGCATGCACTGCCGCCGGGCGCCGGAGACGTTCGAGATCGCTACCCGACACTCTACGACTGTGACAGGTTCGCCTTCCTCACCGTAAGCTCTTGCAGGTTTGAGTCCTGCCCCCTCCACCAATTTCCGTTGCGGGATAGTTCAGCCCGTTAGAACGCCACCCTCATAAGGTGGAGGCCGCCGGTTAGAATCCGGCTCCCGCATCCAATTCACGCCTCCGTAGTGTACAAGGCTCAACCCAGTTAATACCTGGGCTCAAGCACTCCGGGATCTATCCCCGGCAGCGCGGATCTCCAGTCCGCCGGAGGCACCCTTTCCGCTCGACGGCGCCGGTTTCCCCGGCACCCCGTTGACCTCGTCTCCAGAACACTGATACGTTCGGAGCGCGAGATCTACTCGCCCCGCGAATAATGAGCGGGCTGGAGCTTGCCCGGCGCCTCACGGCTCTGAAGCTCCCACCAAAAACCCCGGGCACCATCTCCGCGGCTCACGAAACCTCGGTACCCTCTTACGCCGACTCCAGAAAGCTGATACGTCTATGGCGTGGAAGCGTTCATCATCAAGCGGGGCGATACTCTCCCGTCACTCGCGGCGACTTTGACCGACGAGAATGGTCCGGTGGACCTGACCGGAAAGACCGTCCGCTTCGTGATGCGTCCGCGCAAGTGCCCTGGCGTCTCCCAGTCGGTCACCCCGACAGTCAACCGTGCTGCGGTCGTGACCATCGCCGTCGATGGCGACGTGCGGTACGATTGGCAGGAGGCTGACACCGCCGCGGAGGGCGCGTACGAGGCCGAGTTCAAGGTGATCGACAGCATCAACCGTGTGTCCACGTATCCGGACCGTGGATTCATCCCGGTCGTCATCGGCCGCGCGCAACAGTAAGCCATGCCCGCCGAGATCGATAACACTGTTGGCCGGGACCGGATGGTCACCGTGCCTGTGCCCCGCCGGTACGTCGAAAACTTGACCGCAGTATACCCCGACAGCGGTGGGGTTGAGTACCTGTTCACCTTCGCCGGATCGGTGATCCGCAACTTCTCGGACGACCCGTTCGAGCTTTTCCCATGAGCACTTTCAGCGATCTTCCCGTCCGTAGTGACATCCAGGATACGGACAACCTCGTCGGCTACCGGACCGCGGCTGCGGCCGGTGAAGGCCGGTGGACTTTCCTCGTCCTGAAGACAGCCATCCTGGCCGGCGCCGCCGGGATCCAGGTCGTGTCACCGCCCGCCAACAGCGCCGCCTCCGGCGCGTACGGGCAGATATCATACGACAACGGTGTGCTCGGGATCTACGTCGGCCGCGCCGGGGTGGGTGGTCCGAACTGGATTTTCATCAACACTTTTGAACGCGCCTGACCCATGAACACTGTTCGAGCCATCTTCGTCGCCATCGTGGCGGCCCTTCTGCCTTCCGCCGCCCAGGCCGCCGCGTGGGATCTGCGCATGATCCAGTACGACGCGAGCAACCGTTCGCGCGAGGTTGTCATCGCGCCAGCCGCTAACAGCCTGCTCGGATTCAGCGGCACCAAGGGCCTCGTGAACATCACGGCGGGCGCGAACATCACGATCTCCGGCAATCAAATTTCGGCGACGGGCGGAGGCGGCGGCGGGGTCGGCGGCAACTTCACCGCTGTCGGGAATATCCTGTCGTCCTCAGGCAACGTGACGATCCAGAGCGCATCCGGCCAAAACATCGTGCTCGCGGCCGGTGCGGGAGCATCGACTTTGCTAGGCAACGTGAACGCGACGAGCGTCAACGTGACGGCGTTTGGAGGCGCGACCGCCAACGGCCAGCTTCTCATCGGCGACATCAGCGGACCCTTCGTCACGGCGGTGCCGACTGGAGGGGCGGGAGTGAACATTGTGGCGGGTCCGGGCTCGCTCGCGATCAACTCGACCGACGCGCGCAATTTCATCGTCGGGGCCACCACGATCACCACCAACGCGACGGGCAATATCACGTTTGTAGAGGGCAGCGGCGTGTCTCTGTTGGGCAACAACACGACCAAGAATATCACGATCAGCTCGTCAGGTGGTGGCGGCAACGGGACTCTCAGCGCAGGAATAGGAGCACTTTGGCCCACGGCTGGAATCGCGTCTCCCCCGACGGGTTTTTTCGAGGCCGGGCTCTACGGCACAACCGCGCAGTCGGCGGTAGGGAGTTGGTCGATCATCGTCGCGTCCGGCGGCACGGTAGCCACGCCTACCGTTGATGTCGCGCCGGGGGCGGTAGCCAGCGGCACCGTCGTCACGTTCAGTTCCGCGACTTCCGGGCTGACTAACTTCCGCAGCACCACGAACGGCACCGACCCGAGCTACACCGTCGGCACGGCGGGGAACACGGTGACGGTCACGTCCAACACCACCATCGAAGTAGTCGCCAACAAGCAGGGATGGATTACGTCACCAGTCGGTTCGTTCGCGTACACGATCACTGCGGGCATTCCTACGCCCGACCTTCTCCACTGGCCGCTCAATGGGCCTCCTGGAGCGACAATAACAGCTTCAGTTGGCCCCGGAAGCACGACAAATACAGGCACGCTCAATAATGACTTCCTGGCCATGGCTGTTGGAAACGGGACATTTCAGTCTTCAGCTAATGTCACCTACAGCACGAACATCGTGACTCTTGCGCTGTGGCTTAGGGTTCCAAACCTCACAAACTACGCACCAATACTTCGCTCTCAATATATCAACGATGTCCCAAGGTGGGAGCTTTCGCTTGATGGCGGATGGCTCCGATGCGCAGTAGTTGGCGCGACTGGTTATCGAGGCGAAAGCATTTACGCGCCTATCGGTACAGCAACGTGGGGTCATATTGCTGTCGTCTTTAGCAACTCCACAGCGGCAGGGGATGTTAAGCTCTACATCAACGGAGCCCTAGCTTCACCTGATATAACTAGCGACGACAAGACAGGCACGGCGAATTTCGCGGCAGGGCTCATTTCTGTGAAATCCATATTCGCAGACAACGCAGCCTTCGACCTCGACGACGTCCGGCTGTACGCTGGCGAACTGACTTCTGGACAGATATCAGCGATTCACGCAGCAGGCAGACCTTGATTCCATGAAACGATTCCTCGCACTTCTTTTCGCCAGCGTTCTATCGGTTTTCGCCCAGACTTGGGCACCTCCAGCCACAGGCCAAGGTGAGTGGACAGTCGGCCAAGCTGCCGGGACTCCCGGCGGCACCGGAATCCCCGGTGGGATCGACCAGTACCTAGCAGGCGGCGTGAATGATCGTGCCGTCACCGGCACGGTGCGCAACGTCACTGCAGCTCCGTACAACGCCGATTCAACGGGCGTCGTGAGCGCCAACGCTGCGGTCGCGGCGGCGTACGCTGCTGCTAATCCTGGCGACGTGATTTACTTTCCGCCCGGCACTTATCGCTTCGATTCGAGGGCGCTCTACATACAGAATAAAGACAACGTAACTATTCGTGGAGCTGGAAGTGGCAGCGTTACGTTTGTAATCGCGACGACACAGAGTGTATTTCAATTTGGATCGCCTGGAATTCCCGACCAGTCTCCCAAAATCGTCACTGGCACAAAGACCAAGGGAACGCGCACGTTGACCGTTGATGAAACCTCGCTCTACACAGTCGGGGACCACGTCTCCATCGCCTACGAAAACGAAGTCAACAATGCCCGCATTCAGGCTGGAGCACCGCCAGTGTGGACTTCCTTGGGGTGGCCGGAAGCTCGCCGGATGTATGCTCGGGTTACTGGGAAAACGGGCACGACGGTCACCATTGATCCTGCGTTACCGGCAGACGCGACCAACCTTGAGCTGAAGATCTACCGATATGCTTTGGCTGGCCAAAACTGGATCACGTCTGGCGTTGGTTTTGAGGGGTTCTCCGTTTCCTACGCCTCTTCCAGCCATCCACCAGCCGTTATTGCTATCACGGCTGCGGAGTATTGTTGGGTGTATGATGTCAAGTTCTTGAACTGGTCGATGAACACAGCCAACGGTTCCGCCATTGGGATTGGCGATTCATACCGTTGTGAGATTCGCAAATGCGTGTTTACCGCTGCCCCGAGCGTCAGCTCGGACGGAGCTATCGGATTTGGGAGCATGACCAGCTCGGCAATCTACGACAACATCATCACCGGCGGATGGGGAACTTGGATTTACGACAACGGAAATTCGTTCAACAACGTCTACGCATACAACTATGCACCAGATCTAGGCTCGGACCTCCACAACGCGCACCCGATGTTGAACCTTGTGGAGGGCAACTACGCCTACAACCATGTCGCGGACGGCTACCACGGCAGCTCGTCAGACAACACCGTCTACGGTAATTATTTCTACGGTGGAGGCACAGGGCTGGCGGGCTGGTATTCCCTGATGCTGCACCGATTCACGCGGCGTCATGTCGTCGCTCGAAACTTCTTCGGTCAAGATGGAGTAAACGCCGCACGCATCATGTGGGGCCAACCAAATTTCAATTTGGACGCAAACGGATTTGCTGGACCGACTGGGCTGTCAAATCAAGTTGGTCAGGTTGATCGAAGCCAGCCGGGGTACGCTCCTAACACTTACGTGATCCAAGCGGGTGACGTGGCCGTTGGGGATTTCTGGTCCGACTGGGAAACTTCTGCTACGCTGACGACGCGGGTGAGCAACACCGTAGGAATCTTCACCGTGTCGGGCGGCACTTGGTTCACAGGCGACGCGGCAACTGGTGGGAGAATTTGGCCCCGCGTCTGGTGGAACAACAAGTCGACGGGTATGGGGGCCATCGGCTCGTCTTACGTCACGGCGGTCGCTGGAAACTCGGTCACGATGGACTTTGGCTCAGGTTCACTTCCGGCTGAATTGACGGCTGTGAAACTGTATCAAGGACCGGGTGGCTGGCAGGAGCGCGACTTGGATGTGCAGGCAAGCTCGACGGTGACGCATAACTATTTCGCTGCTGGCACCGGAACGGGGGCGATCCAGAATAGCTCTGGCTCCACGTTTCCGGCCTCGCTGGCGTGGTCTGCAAAGCCAGCTTGGTTTGGGTCAAAGCCGTGGCCAGTATTCAACGTTGATAGCGCGGCTACGGCTGACGTTTCGCGACTCCCGGCCGCTCATCGTGCCATCAACGGAAACGAGGACTATCTCGGAGGCGCGGCGACGCCCCAGTATTCACCGGCTCCCGGCACCTATGGGTCCGCACAGACGGTCACGATCACGACGGGCTCCCCGGCACCTTACACGATTTACTACACTATTGACGGCAGCACGCCAACCACGAGCAGTCTGGTTTATTCTTCTCCGGTGACCCTTCCCGGCGCGACGACGACGCTGAAGGCTATCACGGTTAAGTCCGGTTTGTCCGACAGCTCCGTGCAAAGTGGAACCTACACAATCGGCGGCGTACCAAATGCGCCATCCAGCCTCGGAGCGACCCAGTTCAGCTCATCTCAAATCAACCTCGCGTGGACCGATAACTCCAACAACGAGACCGGGTTTCGCATTGAGAGCAGAGTGGGCACTAGTGCGTGGGGCACGGTTACGACGACGGCTGCGGGAGCGACGACATACAACAACACCGGGCTCACGGCTTCGACGACTTACGATTATCGCGTTTTTGCCATCAACGGTTCAGGCGACAGCACGGCCAGCAACACGGCATCGGCGACCACGCAGCCAGAAAGCGGTGGTGGTGGTGGCGGCGGTGGTGCTGCGACGATTCAAACCCTCAACATCGGGACTCTCAACATCCAATGACCACGCCCACCGACCTAACAGGCATTCCGCTCCAGTATCAGGTCTACATCACCTGGGGTTTGATCGCAGCCAAGTATCTCGCGGAGCTGTATTCCAGCGTGCGCGCGGGCGGCGGCCTCCGGCGGATCATCTTCGCCTTCTGGTTCGGCGAGCAACTGCCGAAGGTCGTGGCCAAGGATTACGAAAACGAACTCCGCGGAGAAAAATGAAACCTCGAACCCTCGCCATCATTCTCCTGGCCGCCGTTCTATCCGGTTGCCAGAGCACCAAGATCACCGACCCGGTTACCGGCGTCGTCTTCGAACAGAGCACCTTCCTGATGAGCCAGGGCCCCAAGGACGTGTCGTTCAACGACGGCGTCAGGTCTGTCACGGTGAAGACTGCCGCCAAGGACCAGACGGCGGTTCTGAAGGCATTCACCGCGGCGCTCTCGGTCGCACCGTAACGGAACACCCGGCACCCCATTGTCCGGGTGCCAGCGTCCTGATAAACAGGATACGTGTCCGGCATCGTACCAGACGAGGTCTTGCTTGCCCGGCTCCGAAAGGAGCGGGAGGCGCGCGAGCGTGAGCTGGCGGCCCTCCGCGGCGAGCTGTTCGACCTGAAGGAGAGCCTGCGCGAACTCCGCGCGGCGTTCCGAAAGCAGGTTGGGAACAACACCATCGACTCGTCCGCTTTGATCTCAGTCGCCGAGCGAGTCCTGGCGAGCCCGGGTTTCGCCCTGGCCGAGCGGATCGACCGGATCGAGGCGACTGTCAGCGGTGACGGCGTCGACTCTTCGGCGTGGATCGAGGAGATCCGGCGAGCCATCGCGACCGCGGAGTATTCACTCGCCGAATACTCGCTGACGGCGACCGCCCGGTTCAACCAGTCCATCGCTTCCGTCAGCACGCTCCTGTCCTCGTACGCGACGACCGCGTTCGCCGAGGCGAAGAAGGCCGAAGCCATCGCAGCGTCGACCGCCAACGCTTCGGCGGCGATCACGACCGCGCTGACGTCCTACGCCACGCAAACGTTCGCCGAGGCGAAGAGGGACGAGGCGATCAGCGCCGCCGCAGGGGACGCGACCGCAAAGGTCGCCATCGAGTCAGGGGTCCGCGCGACGGTCGACGGGTACTCGGCGGGACACCACCTGATTCGCGTCAACGCAGGCGGCAAGGTCGCGGGCATGAAGATCAGCGCAGTGTCTGACCCGAGCGGATGGACGACCACCTCGAAGTTCGCGGTCTCCGCGGACGTGTTCGAGATCGGGCCGGCGTCGGCGGATCCGGACGCCACCGCGGTCGCCCCGTTCACCTTCAGCTCCGGCACCCTCCAGCTCAACGCCCTGATGGTCGTGAATGGGCAGACGCTCAACGACATTCAGGCGAACGCCGCCCAGCCGCAGATCACCTTCGTGGGCGATTTCGCCTCGGCCCCTTCGCCGTCCGGCTACCCGGTCAACTCGATCTACCGTAACACGACTGACGACAACCTCTACATCCGGACGAACATCTCGACCTGGGCGCTGTGGTTCGTTGCCGGCGTCCCAGGTGCCTCGGTCGAGATTGAATATAGCATCGACGGGTCCACCGCGTGGCACTCTACCTTTACTACAGGCGACCTGTATATGCGGCAGCGGGTCGGCTCGGGATCCTGGTCCCCCGCCATCCGGATTGTCGGGTTGACCGGATCCACCGGACCGACCGGATCTCCGGGCCCGGCCGGCGCGACCGGCCCCGCGGGTGCGACCGGCCCGAGCGGTGACCGCGGCAGCAAAGCATTCTATGCGTCCGGGTCTTCATGGAGTGATGCGACCGCGAACAGCGCGATCACGGGCGTTGGGCTGGTCAAGGTGCTGCTCGATCAGGTCACGATCTCCAACGGTACGAACTTCGCCGAGACGCGTTTCTGGGATGGCAGCTCGTGGGCGACCATCGCCCAGGTCATCAACGGAAACCTACTCGTCAACGGCACGGTCGGCGCCGCGAAGATTTCGGTCACCACACTGTCTGCGATCACGGCGAACCTGGGCACCGTCACGGCGGGAACCATCACGGCGAGCGCGTCGCTCGATGTTGGATCTTCGGCAAAGCGTGTTCGAATCGACTCCACCAACGGGTTCAAGGCCGGCGACGGTTCTGGTTCGGTCACCATCGACGCGCAGACGACTGAAGGTAAGCTGCAGATTGCAGGCCCGTACCCCGCCCGCATTTATGGCGGCAGCGCGGGAGCGGGCGTAACCGTGGGTGGCGGCGGCTCCGAGTCGGGACTGTTCGACAATGGACTGCTGCGACTCGCGGGCATGAACGCGTGGTATCTGTCGTCCGGCGCCGTCCGCTCTGACGCCACAGTCAACCTGACCGGCACCGTCAACGCCACCGGCGTCCTGAATCTGGACGTCGGCATCAGCTACTCCGGCAGCAATCGGATCTCTTTCTATTGGGACGGCTCCAACGTCCGCGCCCGGGTCGATGGGTCGTTGCAAGGCACGATCCCGAATCCTTGATCTTATGTCCCAAAAGCGAGTATCCACGAAGCAACTACAGGAAATGCGAGCCAAGTACGTCGAAGCGGTCACCAGCATCGATTCGCGACGAGCCGAGGTGGCGAAGTATGACACGAAGCTGAAAGACGACCGGATCGCGACCCTCGGCGCCATCCAGGCTGTCGACCAGCTCATCGCCTCGATCACGCCGCCCCCGGCGCCCGAGGCTGCGCCTGCGAAGTGATCTACTACGGACTCAACTTCCCCGACGAGATGTCGGAGGCGATGGTGGAACTGTGGTGCTACGCGAACCCAGATAACCCCGGGCTCGCCGCCGGGCCCGGCAAGCAGGTACACCTGAAGAACGCCATGATGCTCATGTGGCCCCACCTGTACGCGGGTGAGGTCGAGCCGGGCGTGCCGCGGTGGCGGGACGACCTGGAGCTGCTGACCTGGGCGTGGTGTAACTACAAAATCATCTCGGTGATCGGTCACGCCTCGGCCGCGAAGACGCACACGTTCGGGCACATCGCCGCCGCGAGCTACATCGCCGACTCTCTCAACTCGATCATCACGCTCACGTCGACCCACTTGACGGGTCTGCGCAAGCGTCTCTGGTCGGACACCGTCTCGGCGATCAAGACCGCGAACCTGGGCAATGGCGTTCTCGGAGGTCACCACTTCGACATCCGGACGCACGACATGACGATCCGGCCTGCGGGCTCGAAGGAGGACAAATATGTCATCGAAGGTATTGCGACTGACCGTGGTCAGGACGCTGTCGAGAAGATCCAGGGCACGCACTCTCGCCGCCGCCGCTACGTCTTCATCGACGAAGCGCAAGGTACGCCGGGCGCGATCTTCGAGGCGTCGTCGAATCTGATGACCGATCCGGATTTCCGGATCGTGATGCTGGCGAATCCAACAAAGCGATACAGCACCTTCGGCATGTGGTGCGAGCCGGAGAACGGCTGGAACAGTATCGACCCCGACATCGACCAGCACTGGATGACGAAGAAGGGTGGCATCTGCATCCGCCTCGACGGGATGAAGTCGGCGAACATCAAGTATGGTCGCACCGTATTCCCGTTCCTGGTACGACAGGACTACCTCGACAGCGTCGCGAAGGCGTTCGGCGTCGACTCACCGCGGTGGTGGACGTTCGTCCGCGGGTGGTTCGCCCCCGAGGATTCGCTCGGCATCATCTACCCGGGCTCGGTTCTGAACAAGGCCGAGGCCAAGATCGCGTACGACTTCAAGCCCACCCCGATGGCTGCGCTCGACCCGGCGTTCGAGGGCGGCGACCAATGCTCTCTCGCGCTCGGGGAGTTCGGCTCGGCGAAGGGCTCGAAGTGGGCGATGAACGTGACGAAGATCATCAACATCAAGGTCGCGGTCACTGAGACCTCGGACCCGATGGACTTCCTGATCGCGAAGGAAGTCATGCGCGTCTGCGTGGAGCACGGCGTTGCCCCGGAGAACTTCATCATGGACGTGACCGGCGCCGGCCGCGGTGTCGCCGCGATCTTGGAGAAGGATTGGTCGCGTTTGATACAGCGGTGCAACTTCGGTGGAGCGGTCACGACCCGGAAGATGAAGCTGTCCGACGTCGAGACCTCCGACCAGTTGTTCGACCGCTTCGTCTCCGAACTCTGGTGGGCCGGTCGAGCGTGGATGGAGGAGGGGCTCGTCGGCAACGTCACGCACGAGTTCAAGACCCTCCGCGAGCAACTGTCCGCCCGCCAATACGAGACGGTCAAAGACAAGAAGATCTCCGTCGAGCCGAAGCGTGAGATGAAGGAGCGGCTCGGGTATTCGCCCGACGAGGCCGACGCGTTCGTGCTACTGATCGAGCTTCTCCGCCGCAAGGGCGCGACCGCGGGAAACATCAACAGCGCGACGACCGGCAACCGCCGCGACCCGCAGCGGAAGACCGCCGTCCGGTATTCGCGAATCGAGAACCCAGACAAAGCGTACATGCACGCAGCTTGATATATGGCACTCATCAAATCGTTTCGCGTGGTCCCGCCGGGCGGCTGGCGATATGTTCAGCCCGACACCGCCACCCGGTTCTTCGCGGACTTCTCGTACGACGACCTCCGGGCCCAGGTGCTCAAGCACCGAGAATATAAGGGGCTCCCGGTCGACACCATCGACCAGGACATCCAGCGGCAGATGTGTGAAGGCCTGAGCTGCGACCACTGCAAGCCGGAGCCCGGGGAAACGTACACCCCGGTGCGTGACCTCACATCGTCCCTGACGACCGAGATGGCTGTCCGCCTGGGCACCTCAGTCACGAAGGCCCTGACGAAGTTCATCCTCGGCGGCCTGGAGTTCGTCCCGAAGGCCGAAGCGGAGGCCCGCGCCGCCATCTGCCGGAGCTGTCCCTTCAACAAGCCAGCGTCCCTGTGCTCCTGCTCGTCCGTCTACGGGATGGTCGAGAAGCTCATCCCCGCGGACCGCAAGGAAATCGGGGTGTCGGTGTGCATGGCTTGCGGGTGCTCGCTGCAGGCGAAGGTCAATCTCCCGGCCGACGTCATCCAGGCATCCCTGGCTCCGGACACCGTGTTACCCAAGTGGTGCTGGCAACGAACTCCCGGTACCCCCCTGACAGGTAGTGGGTCGTAGGATACAACGGTTCCTGACACCGATGGAAACGAGCCAACTGACGGAACGCCGAATTGCCGATGCACCTGCCGCCCGCACCCTGTGGCGGAAGCTGCGTTCCGACTCCGAACCCCGCCGCGAGAAGTGGTCGCAGGTTCAGAACCAGATCGACGGCGCCCCGCCGATGTCGACCGCCGCCCTCGTCGAGAGCGGTCAGGGCTGGCGTTGCAATGTGAATTTCCGCGACGCTTCGAGTACGCTTGAGCAGGTGCTCGTCAGCTACTGGCGGCTGTTGCACGACACGACGAACCTCGCCGCGGTTTCGGTGCTCACCCAGGGCGACCCGAACTCCGAGCGGTGGGAGCAGATCTTCCAGACCAACTTCAATCGGTTCAACGATGACTGGGGCGCGGACTACGTCCGGAACTACCTCCTCTTTTCGCTGAACCACGTCAGCTTCGGCGTGGGCATCGCGTTTTGGAACGACAAGTTCTCCCCGCGGTGGGAAGCGGTCCGCCTCGGCGAGATCGAGGTTCCCGCCCGCGCGAAGGCGAGCGTCGAGAAGCTGCCCGTCGCCGGCATCCGCCAGGAGATGGAGTTCGAGTCGCTGTGGGAACTCGTACGCACGCCCGAGAAACGGACGGCGTCGGCCGCCATCGGCTGGAACGTGCCGGAGCTGCAGAAGCTGCTCGCGAACGAACTGCTGAAGCGTGAGGGCGACAAGAGCGCAGTGCTCGGGGAGGCTGACCTCCTGGAGTTGCAGCGCACGATGCACAACAACTCTCTCGGCGCGACCGCCGGCCACAACCCGGTCTCGCTGGTTCACCTCCTGGTCAAAGAGCACGACGGCAAGATCTCTCGCTGCGTCTTCGCGGAGTCGGACGACGACAACAACGCTTTCATGTTCGACGATTCGAAGGTCGAGCGTCCGACGTCGATGAATCACGTCCTCGGCGCTGTGTTCTTCGACGCTGGCAACGGTGACTGGTGGGGCGCGAAGGGTTTCGGCGTAAAGAACTACCAGCTCGCCCAGGTGACCAACCGGCTGAAGTCTCGCGCGGTCGACCGCACGCTGCTCGACGGTCTGAACTTCCGCGACTTGTCCGAGGGTGGGCGAGAGACCGTCCCAATCGTGAGCATGGGGCCGTTCAACTTCCTGCCCCGAGACATCGAGCAGGTGCAGAGCTACCCGACCGGCCGCAGCATCCTGGAGACGATTGAAATGCTGGAATCCCAGAGCGCGTACAACAACGCGCGGTACCGGGACCAGGGTCGGCAGATCGCGCAGACCGACACGGCGACGCAGGCGAACATCCTCGCCAACATGCAGAGTCAGGTCGACGTCGCCAACGCGACGCTGTACCTGCGGCAGATCGCGCGGAATCTCTTCAACGAGCAGTTCCGCCGGCTCCGTCTACGGGGATCTCCGGACGACGACGCGAAGCATTTCAAGCAACGCTGCCTCGACATGGGCATGCCGGAAAAGGTTTTCTTCGAGGCTGAGATCGCGATCCGCACTGGCTCGGACCCCGGCGCCGCGAACCTTCTGCTCCAGGGCGAGAAGGCTCTCCAGGGAATGCAGATGCTCCAAGAGGGAAACAAGCGGTGGTTCGCCGAGAAGTGGGTCGCCGCGAACTTCGGCGCTCAGGCGGTCAGCAAGGCTTTGCACCCGGTCGACGCGACGTCCGACATCAAGTCCGTCCGCTTCGCCACCATCGAGAATTCGGAGATGGGCCAGGGCATGCCGATGCCGGTCGACCCGCAGGACAACCACGCCGCGCACGTCCCGCAGCACGTCCAGCCCCTGGAGGTCATCGTCCACAATTACGACGCCACCGGACGGATCGACCCGAACGCGCTCATCGCGCTCCAGTTCGGCGTCCCCCACCTGGAGGCGCACTTCGAGTACCTCAAGCAGGACAAACTGCAGGAGGCGGTCTTCAAGGAATTCTGGCCGCGGTTCACCGCCATCCGCTCGGGCGCGATGGGGATCTTCCGCACCGTCGAACGAATGCACAACGAAGTCAGCCAACAGCCGCAGCCAGGGTTCGACCCGGCCGGCGAGGTTGGCGCCGCCGTGCCTCAGTAATTTATGCTGTCCCGCATCCTCCGATTCTTCCGGCCCCGTCCGCCGGAAGTCATCGTAGTGCCCCAGGCACTACACGCACCTCTCACCGCCCGCGAACGCGTCGAGATCGACGACTGGTTTCGTCACCCGATCACCGCCAAGGTTCTCGCCCTCATGGAAGCCCGGCACCCCGGAGTAGGGATGCCCGGCGACCTGACCCGGCCCGTGAGCCCGCACGACGCGCAGCACGCGGTCACCTACATCGCCCGCGTCCGCGGATGGGAGCTGTACCGCAACCAGCTCCTCGCCCTCACCGCCACGCCGAAGGCCAACGCAGACATTCCCGAGTCCTACCCGAACCAGTAAACCACCATGCTACCCGCCGACACCGTCACCGACACCACTGAAACCGCCGAGGGTGAGAGCCACCTCGACGCCGCCCGCGCCTTCCTCGCCGACGACACGCAGGCCCCCACCAAGCCCGCTCCCGAGGCGACCAAGCCTGAGCCGACCAAGCCTGAGCCGACCAAGCCGGCCCCGGAAAAGTTCAACCCCCTCGCCGACGTCGTGAAGCTGCCCGGCGCCAAAGACGCCGCGAAGCCCGACGCCGCCCCGGCCGCCGACCAGACGCCCGAGGACATCGCCAAGGGTCTCGCCGAGCCCCGGGCCGACTCCAAGTCCCACGCCGGGTGGCAGGAGCTGAAGAAGCGGGCCAACGAGGAGCGGGTCGCCCGCCTCGCCGTCGAGAAGGAGCGCGACGCCCTGAAGGCCCAGGTGAGCACGCAGCCCAAGGCCGCCGTCGAAGCCACGAACGCCCGTATCCAAGAACTGGAGACGCAGGTGAAGACCTACTCCGAACGCCTCAAGGTGATCGACCTGAAGTCGCACCCGGAGTTCGAGGACAAGTACGTGAAGCCGCAGCAGGCGGCGAAGGCCAATCTCGCCAACATCGCCAAGGGCGACGAGGTCGAGGTCAACCTGGATGAGATGCTTTCCCTCAAGGGCAAGGCGTTCAACCAGCGGGTCAGCGAGACGCTCGACTCGCTCACCCCGTACGCCCGCGTCAAATTCCAGGCCGCCCTCGACAGCTACCTCACCGCCACCCTGGGCGCCGAGGAAGCCCTGACGAAGGCCGACGAGTTCCTGAAGACGGCGAAGCAGAATGGCGGCGCCCGCACGCGCGCAGCGTTCGACGGCGTGGCTGCGAACTACCAGGGCGTTTTCGCCCCGGCCCAGGCCGACGAGAAGGCCGCCCCGGAAGCGCAGCAGGAGGTCGCCACGTACAACGAGGCCCTCGCCGGCATCAAGTCCAAGGCGGAGGCGTACGCCTTCGGCCAGCTCGACGAGGCTGGTGTCGCTGACATCGCCCACAAGGCGGCCCTCTACGACTTCACCCTGGCCCACGGTCTCCCGCTCATCGGGAAAAAGTTCGAGACGCACATGGCGAAGCGGGAGGCGTACATCGCCGAACTCGAAGGCCAAGTGAAGTCTCTCCGAGCTGCCGGCCCCACGGTCAACAGCGGCTCCGGCGCCCCGGCACCCGTGTCGTCTGGTGAGCCGGAGTCCCACCTCGAAGCTGCCCGGAAGTTCCTGGCGAACCAGAACTCCGGCTGACCTCGTATCCAGTTCTCCAGGATACCCTGCGCCCCGGTCACCACGCCGGGGCGTATTCGTTTTCCCGGTACCCCCTTGCGGACGCTTGACGGAGCGTGTATCCATGGTGTCAACACGATTCGATGCTGTACCCCGAGGGCTGGCAAACTCGGCGAGGAGTGACGCTTGAGATGGTGGGTGGCACCCGCTGGGACGCGTATTCAGCGCAGCCCTACAATAAACTCAACTCCTTTTCGTCATGGCTGACATCAACAACTACTTCCGGGGTCGGATCAACCAGTTCCACTCCAACGTCTACGCGAAGCACACTCGCTCGAACCCGCACCGCAACCTCGTCGGCATGTCCGCGTTCGATCTGTCGGAGGGCACCGAGCCCATCGTCCGCACGCTGACCCACGAGCTGCCCACGTCGTACCCGACGAGCCTCACCGCCGTCGGCGTCTCGAACGGCACCGGCAACCCGCAGTGCGCCCCGACCTCGACCACGATCAAGCGTGGCGAGACGCAACGCACCTTCACTCTGGCGGGCACCTCGTTCAAAACGGACGTCGTGTGTCTCTCCGACCTGAAGCGGGCCGAGAAGATGGCGCAGGCCGCCTCGGACTTCGAGCGTTCGATCAACGAGTACGTGGACGTGTGGTGGAGTGACTGGTATCGGGTGCAGAACATCAAGATGGTCGACAACAAGGTGTCCACGGCGGCCTCCGGCGGCCTGGACATCAAGACCAACACCGAGGGCAATCACACCGATTGCGCGCTCCCGACCGCCGACCTCTCGTGGGACCACCTCACCGCCCTGTACTGGGAACTCGTGTACGCCGGCATCGCCGACGAACTCGCGGTCGGTCGTGACAGCAAGGGCCGTCCGATCCTCCCGCTCATCGCGGGCCCCGGCATCATCGCTTCGCTCTGGAAGGGCGACTCGAACGTCAAGGAGCAGGTCAAGTTCTTCGACTCCGCGAAGAACCTGCAGCTCCTCGGCTACGATGGCGCGATCAACGGCTTCCTCCCGGTGGTCGACCTCTTCCCGATCCGCTACGGCAAGATCACCACGGGCATCGAGTCGTCCGCCGACCTCACGGAGGCGAACTTCCTGTACCCGACCGAGAACATCGACGCGACCACGGGCCGCACGCATCGCGTGCGCTCGGCGTACCGCACCGAAGCTCGCGGCGGTCTCGCTGAGTTCGAAGTTGCGACGATCCTTGGTCGCAGCGTGTGGGAAGCGAAGTTCGAGGCGGCTGACCCCTCCAACTTCAGCGGCATGAACTTCAAGCCGACGAACTACATGGGCGAGTTCCAGTGGATCGGCGGCGAGAAGAATCGCACGTTCCTCGGCGACAATGACCGCGGTAACCTCGGCTACTACCTCGCGGACATCCGCTGCGGTGCGAAGCCGATCTACCCCGAGCACGCCTTCTCCATCGTTACGAACGCCAAGCAGGCCTAAGTCGCGACAGAGAATGAATCAACGGGGCCGTTCCTCCAGGCAGGGGCGGCCCCGCTTTCTTTAGCCGCATGAGCACCGAACAAATCCAGCAGCTCTCCGACGATCTCTCCACGATCCGGAAGGTTGCGGACATGGCTCCACGAATGCACTCGCTGATGAAGCTGGTGATCGGCGCCATGATTGCCGCATCGATGGCCATCTCGTCCGTCGCTTTCTGGGTCAAGGTCACGACGGACCGGCTGGAGCGCGCGGAGACCAACATCACCTCCGTCGATACGCGACAGCAGCAAGCGGCGGCCGAGCTGTACGTGTGGAGGGCCAGCAAAGACGCGACCGACATCCGGCTCACGGTGGTCGTAGAAAACCAGCAGGAGATTCTGAAGGCGATGACCGCCCAGAAACTGAACCGCCCCGACTGACCCCGAACTACCATGGCCGAGTGTGACTTTGATTCCGTCCCCCTGATTTCCAGCATCCCCGGCCCGCGTGGCGCGGCCGGTCCCGCGGGCGCACCCGGCTCGGCGTCGACCTCCGGCAAGAACGCGTACACGTACACGACCGCGCCGTTCGTGATGCCCGCCGCCCTCGCCAACGTCACGATCACCGTCGCGGACAACGCCTGGGCCGGCATCGGCCAAACGATTTTCATCGAGACCGCCGGGTACTTCCTGGTGGTGTCGAAGCCTTCCCTCGTATCGATGGTCGTGACCGCGCAGGCGGTGCCGACGAACACCGCAGGCGGTGTGACCATCGTGACCAACAAGCTGGTCACGCCCGCGTCCATCGCGTACATCGACTCCTCGGCGATCTCCGACCTCGCGAACCGCGTGACAGTGCTTGAGACCTCGCCCGGCGGGATCCGGTCCTTTCGCAGCTCGACCACGCCCACCGCGCCGACCGGCGGGTTCCGCGTTGGCGATCTCTGGTTCCAGACCGACGGCGGCGGCGCGATCATCTCACAGTTCCGGTGGGACGGCTCCGGCTGGTTGGAGATCAGCAACGCTGACACCGCCGGCCTTGTCGCCAGTCTCGACGCCCTCATCGTCGGCGTGAACATCATCGATTCGACGGTCGACGACCTGAAGCAGGAGCACGTCCTCGTGGTCCTCGGCTCCGGCCCGACCAAACGCATCGCCGGCTATCGCGTGACCGTCCCCGGCGGCGGTGACGACGGCGACCCGACCGAGTTCGCCATCCAGGCCGACAAGCTCGTGCTGCTCGGCGCGGACGGCACCGGCAAGGATTCGCCGTTCTTCGTCTCCAGCGGGCAGACGTACATCAAGAACGCTTTCATCAAGGAACTCACGGCGCAGAACCTCGCGGTCACTGGCAACCTGACCGGCTGGAACTTCGGCATCGCGAACCGCCTCTTCCACCCGACGTACAACACGAAGTTTTTCCGCTCGGTCGACTTCGGCACCTCGTTCGCTGACGGTCAGATCTTCGGCGCCGGCAACTGCCTCTCAGGTGCGTACGCGGGCGCCACCCCGGTCATCGCCTACGCCCCCGGTGCGGCCGGCTGGACCTCGGGCGGCCTGACCGCATGCCCCGACAGCGACAACAAGGTCCGGGTGCAGATCCAGGGCCGGCTCATCGGCTACACGGGCGCGATCCTGATCTACGGTCAGGTCAACAGCGGCGTCCCATTCGCCCTGGCAGCCCGGTCCTCTGAGGACGGCGGCAACTCGTACATCGACGCCAGCCGAATCCTCACGGGTATCGCCCTGACGGATACGGTCAAGATCTTCGTCGCCCCCGCCGCAGGCGACGGGACCATCGTCCCGGCCACCTGCCGGTACGAGATCGATTGCACCTTCTACAACTGGTAACATGATCCAGCGCACCTTTGGACAAGTGAAGACCGAGCTGGCCCGTGTCGCGGGTCAGTCCGGCATGCAGGCAACCGACACCCGGCTGCGCGAGATGACCAACCTCGCCCAGGAGCGGCTGAGTGTGCTCGGGGAGTGGCCCTACCAGTACGCCCGCGTGAAGTTCTGCCAGACCGGCGGAATCGTGTCCTTGCCTTCTGAATACGAGGCCCTCGTCCACACCGCGATCAACAGCGAGCCGGTTGAGATCCAGCCCCGCTGGTTCGAGTTCCTGGAGTTCGGCCCCGGCCCGGTGAAGAAGGACGGCTGGGCGAACCTGGGTCTCGACCTCGGTGAGTCCCCCGTCTCCAGGCAACCTGGGTACGATGGCGCCAAGGTGCGTGTCGTATCGACCGACGGAACGGACGAATCGACCGTCAAGATTTTCGGGTACGATGTCGACGGCGTCCAGCGGACCGCGGACCTCGTGCTCCCGGACGCCACGACGACCATTGTCTGGTCGAAGATCACCCGGGTGCTGAAGCCGGTCACCGCGGGCGACGTGGTGCTCTCGTTCAAGGACGATTTCGGTGAGTACCTCGCGGCCTCGTATCGCCCTCGGGACACGTCGGCGTCGTTCCGCACGTACCACTTCACGGCGATTGCGGCCGACCAGACGAAGGTCGTCCAGGGCATCGTCCGCCGCCGCCTGCTTCCGATCCTCGACGACACCGACGAACTGTTCATCACGAACGTCGGCGCCCTCCGCCTCGGCGTGAAGGGCATCGCCCTCGAAGACAAGGGCGACCTCGCCGGCTCCGCCGTGGCCTTCCAGCTCGCGGTCCAGATTCTCCAGGAGGAGGCACGCCTCTACAAAGCCGGCCGCAGCAAGGCACCTTTGAACGTCCACCGAACCGCCGACCTGTCGGTGCGTCCGGACATCTACTAAAATGGCGAACCTCCAAGACTGGGTTCCGGACGTCCAGGCGACCGTCCTCGATGGGATGAATCGCGGCGTTGAGCCGGAACTCATCAACGAGAATCAGGCGCACCTTCTCCGCAACGTCTCGATCCGCGGCGGCCGGGTTCGGTCGCGCCCGCGTATCGTGAAACGCACTACGCTGCCGGCGGGCCTGCTCCAGGGCGGCACCGTGTTCGGTCGCGTGTCTTCGGTCCTCGTGTCGGTCGGCGGTCGCGTGTACGAGCTGGACCCGACGACCTGGACCTCTGCCGAGCGGACCGGCGCGGACGTCAACTCTCCGAACCAGCCCCGCGCGTACTTCTGTGAGACTGTCGGCACCGTCGTCATGCAGGACGCGCAGTCGCGCCCGTTCATCTACGACGGCGCTACGTTCCGCCGCAGCGCGGATGATGAGGTTCCGGTCGGCCGCGCGATGGCGTTCGGCAACGGTCGTCTCGCCGTGGTCGTCAACGCGGGCTTCGACGTCCGCATCGGTGACATCCGCCAAGCCGAGCACCAGACCGAGCTGAAGTTCACGGAGACGTACAACCTGACGGGCGGCGGCGATCTTTCGTTCCCCTCCGAGGTGATGTCGCTGTCGGTCCTCCCGGTCATCGACACGGGGAGCGGGCAGGGGACGCTCATCGTCGGCTGCCGCGATTCGGTCCACACGCTGAAGACGCAGATCACGCAGCGCGACCTCTGGCCCGAGGTCGGCTTCCAGACCGTGCTGCTCCCGAGCCGCGGTATCGCCGGCCACGCCGCGGTCGCCGCGGTCAACCAGGACTTGTACTTTCGGAGCAGTGACGGGCTCCGTTCAGTCCGCACCTCTACCGCAGACTATGACGCGCCGGGACTCGCGCCGCTCTCGGTGGAGGTGCGGCACCGTTTTGAACATGACGCCTCGTTCCTCTTGGACGACGCGAGCGTCGTGTACTTCGACAACCGGCTCCTATGCACGCACTCGCCCTTTGTCTATTCCTCGCGCTCGTTGTCGCAGGGCATAATCTCGCTGAACTTCGACGCGCTCTCTGGCCGCGGTCACAAAAGCGCACCCGCGTTCGACGGGGAGTGGGACGGGCTCATCATCGCCCAGATTTTCACTGGAAACGTCCGCGGCGTTGACCGCTGCTTCGCGCTCGGCCGCGACGCCGACGGCTCGAACGGTCTCTGGGAGATCCTGCCCGAGACGGCCCAGCCGGTTGGCGACTCGCCGACCCAGGTGATCGAGACGCGCACCATGTTCGCCGGGCACCCTGGTGTCCTGAAAAACCTTCGACGCTGCGACCTCCAGTTCTCGGAGATCCTGCAGGATCTCTCCGTCCGGGTCTACTTCCGGCCTGAGAAGTACCCCTACTGGGTCCGCTGGGATGAGTTCAACGTGCCAGCCGCCGCCGCCACGAGCTGGGGCAAGCCCCGGGCACGGCGCTCGCCGATCCTGTCCACCCGGACCGTGACCGACAAGGTCGACGAGCAGACCGGCCGACTGCTTTCCGTGGCGACTGGGTTCCAGGTGCGGGTGGAATTCGAGGGGTTCGCCCGCCTCGATTTCCTCCAGGTCATCCAAGAGGGTGCCGACGGTATCGCGTACTCTGATACCCCGGTTTCCGGGGAACAGGTCGTTCTCACCGCGGCGCCTGACGGGACGGTCGATCCGGCCTTCTGGCACGCTCACCCCGTCTCCCCCTTGGCGGGTATCCTCTGATCGGTTACAACATCGTTGCCACATGCCCAGCATCGCTCTCCAACCTGCCACCACTCCAGGCGACGCCGTCTTCCCTCCGGCGAACTGGGCGGTCCTGCTCAACTACGTCTCGTCCTACCTGCGCGTGTCGGGCCTGGAGAATCTGACCGGCGTCGTGGTCTCGGCGACCACCCCGGCCGCCGCCGACAACGACAAGCTGTGGCTCAAACGCGACCCCTCGACGACTCGGCCGCTCGGCATCCTGGCGTTCACGAGTGGCGTGTGGCAGGCTCTCCCGGTATCGCTCCCGAGCGGTGAGGACGAGCCCGCGGGTGCGAAAGCCGGCGAGCTGTTCTTCAACACGAAGCTGGGCGCCGTCCGACTGTACAACGGCTCGCTGTGGACCACCAATCTCTGGCAGTCCGGCAACATTGCGGCCCGGCCCGAGAGTGCCGCGACGAACTACATCTACCTCGACACCGAGATCGGCCGGCTCATCCGCTGGAACGGCTCGCTGTGGACGACGGTCGACGGCGGCGTCGGCGACGTGAAGATGGTCGACTACGCCACGGTCGAAGACGCGCTGAAGTTCAACCCTGGCTGGGAAGAGTTCACGCCGATGGCTGGTCGGTTCCCGATTGCGGCGTCCGAGTCGGGTCTCGCGCCCCAGGCCGAGGGCGGCCAGCAGCTCGAAGAGCTGAACATCAAGTGGTCGGCCAAGGGTCGCAGCGCCGAGGGCGGCGCCCGGCAGCCCGACGCGTCGTTCCTCGCCGAGCTGTCGATCAACGGTCAGTCCGCCCGCGCCGACGGCACGCGCATGGCTGGCCTCACCGACATCGGCAGCGAGAAGACGATCAAGCTCACGCCCCCGTACAAGGCCCTGATCTTCCTCCGCAAAGCCGCCTGATGCTTTCCGACGTATCCAGTATGCTGACACACGCCGCTCCGGCGGACCGGCTGAACCTCATCGCTCACGCGGTGAAGGCTGCGCCGCAGTGTCGCCACGAGCTGGACGTCGAGTTCACGCCTGGGATGATGCGCCGAACCTGCCGGATGTTCGCCGGCTCGTTCATCGTCTCGAAGATCCACAATACGTGTCACCAGTGGGTCGTCACGAAGGGCCGCGCGAGGGTGTGGACCCCGACCGAAGGTGTGATCGATGTCGTCGCCCCGGCTTTCGGCGTCACCGCCGCCGGCACGCAGCGCCTGCTCTTCATTCTGGAGGACACCGAGTGGACCACATTTCACCCGACTGACAAGACCACCATCGAGGAGGTCGAGGCGGACATCATTGATCCGCAGCCGCCACTACCCGAATCGTTGAACGAAGGAATCAAATGTCTTGGATTTACGCAGGAATAACCGTTGTCGGCAACGTTGGCGGTGCGCTGATGAGCAAGCAGAAGGCCCCCGCAAAGGCCGACTTCAAGCCCGTCGACGTCGCTGACGAGCAGCAGAAGGCGATCCGCGGCAACCTCGCGAACTTCGAGGACGCGAAGACGCTCACGACGAAGGGGAACAACGCCGCGCAGTCCGAGGCGACCCGGATGATGGAGCTTGCGATGCCCGGCTTCGGCGCTCTGCAGAAGCGGCTGCTCGCCCAGGCCAACTCCGACCTGGACAGCCAGACGAGTCTCCCGTCCGACGTGCAGGCGAAGATCCAGCAGTTCGCCGCCGAGAAGGGTGTGACCCGCGGCACGAGCGGAAACTTCAACGGCTTCTCGCTCGTGAAGGATTTCGGATTCAACATGCTCGACTGGCAGCAGGCCTCGCGTAGTCGTGCTTTGAATACGCTGTCGACCGTCTTCGGCATGACGCCTCGCGTGAACCCGATGTCGCCGATGTCGATGATGGTCGACCCGAACGCCGCGATCTCTGTGGCTGGTGCGAACTCGAACATGCAGTACAACGTCGACCAGTCGAACAACAATGCGTCGACCGCCGCCCGCAACCACAACGCCGCTCTCATGGGCAGCGCGTTCAAGGGTTCGGTCACGGCGATCGGCGGCGGTCTCGCAGGCGGCGCGGGCGGCGCAGCTCCCGCCGGATCTACCCCGGCCCCGATGGGCGCGGCCTCCGCGAACACCGGCCAGAAGTTCCAGCCGAGCATGCTCAAGACGAACACCCCGGCCCCGACCTACGGTCAGTCCGTCTTCGGCAACACCCCCAGCTACCGTTCCTGACCATGCCCTTCTCCGAATTCCGTCCCAGCGGTGATGCCAACGCGCCGTTCACCGAGGCAATGCAGATGCAGAACCACTTCGGCTCGCTGATGGACCGCGCGCAGCGCCGCCGAGTCGTCGAGCAGGATCTGAAGATGCAGCAGGAGCAGCACGCGTCGAACCTCGCGTCGACCTCGATCCAGCAGGACAGCGCACGCGCGCAGCTCGCCGGCAACCGCCTGAAGCTCGCCGAGGTGGAACGCACGACCGCGCGCAGCGCCGCCCTGCGCGAGAAGTTCAACCCGTCGGAGCTGGCCACGCGTGCGGAGGAGATCCGCAAGATGAGCGACCCGCAGGGGCAGCGCCGGGCGGCCTCGAAACTCAAGTCCGACTACGCTCAGTTCCACGTCGACCCCGAGCTGGGGCGCGTGATCGATGAGCACATCGACGGTCTGGAGCCTGTGATGGCGCAGACCGCGAAGGCAAACCTCTCTTCGAAGGCCGCCGACGGCAAGGTGCTCGCCACCCGCGCCGACGCCGCCGCCTTCTTCCCCGGCTACGCCGTTCGCGTGGACGTCGACCCGCACAGCAATCAAGCCGTGTTCGTGGTCGAGGACACCGTCGACCCGCAGCTCAACCAGCGCGCCGTCGCCGCCCTCCGCCTCGCCCAACTGAAGGGCGACCCGGCCGCGCTCGACGCCGTCCTGGAGCGTCCAGAGTTCCAGGCCCTGATCGGCGTCCCCGGTGAGACCGTCACCCAGTCGTATCAGGCCGGCATGACGGCGATCATCGCCCGCCAGAAGGCGGAGGTTGCCGCCCAGGCCAAGGCCGCCTCGACCGCCCAGACGACGCTGAACAACCAGCGGAAAACCTCGGCACTCGCCGTCCCCGGATACGAGGGCGAAGCGAAGACCGAGGTCGAGGCGAAGGAGTTCCGGGCAGAGAAGAGCGAGGTCGGCGGCGTCGTGACCGGCCTGAATGACGTCAAGGCCCTCGGCGCCGAATACTCTGGGAAGAGCTGGGCGTCCGACCCCCTGGAGAAGAACAAGCTGCAGCTCCTCGCCGCCCAGAAGGTCGGCATGATCGTCGGCGCCCTCCGCATCCCGATCACGGGCCCTGGCGCCATGACGAACGAGGAACGCAAGTTCATCGAGAGCCTCGTGGGCAACCCGACGAAGATCTTCTCCATCCCGTCGAACCAGCAGGCACTCCTGGACTCGATGATCTCCAAGTTCGAGAAGCACCTGGACACCAAGGCGGCGGGGATCGGCCTCCAGGGTCGGTCCAAGACGGCCCCCAAGGGCCCGGTTACCGGGGACGATGTGGCTGGGAGCCTCTGAGCCCGCCACCCCCTTGTGACGTCTCCACGGAGCTGATACCTTTCCGTGGTGACGCTCCAGGATTTCATCGCCACCCTCCCGCAAGACCGCCGAGACCGAGCCAAGAACGATCCTGCAGAGCGGGACTCCATCGCGGCCGAGTTCAACCAGTCGTCCGAGCTGCCTGGGGACAAGGATTCCGGGGAACCGGGTAACTCTTTCGACGTTACTGACGTCGCCCAGGCCCGCGGGTTTGCCAAGGGCATGAAGCAGTCTCACCCGTGGCTGGCCGACAAGGTCCGCCACGCCCCGTCGCGCGAGGCCGGCTGGCAGGAGATGCTCGCCGTCGACCGCAAGCACAACGCCCGGTTCAAGACCGAGGGTGGCTTCCAGCACTCGGACACCGCCGACGAGAACGACCGCGACTACTTCCGCTGGGCAGTCGGCCGCGGGCTCGTGAACGCTCCGACCTCGACTATGGACAAGGTTGCCGCGGTCGGCCGCGGGCTGAAGAACATCGCCGTGGGCGCTGTGAAGACGGCGGTCACCGCCGGCAAGGCAATCTTCAGCGATGAGCAGTCCGACAAGCTCGCCGCGACCGTGGTCGATGGCGCGCAGCAGGGCCTGCGTGACGACTGGAAGACTCTCGGCGCGGGCGCGGCTTCGCTCCTCGCGGACGACAGCACCGACGTCGGCCTCGAAGCGCAGTATGCACTTTCCCGATACACGTTCGACCAGTCGAAGAACCAGACCGAGTGGCGCAAGAAGATCTCCGAGTCGTTCGCCGCGGTCGAGGTCGACCCCGAGTCGGTCGAGTTCGTGAGCGAAGCGTTCGACCCGTCGAACCTCGCGGGCGCCGGCCTCGGCCGCGCCATCGTCAAGGAGGGCACCCGGGTCGGCATGGGCGGGATCGCCAAGACGCTCGCCAAGGAGCGGACGCTCCCCTTTACGCAGGCCCGCAAGCGTGCGGTGCTCCTGGGGCAGGCTGACGAACTGATGCGTGACGCCACGGGGGCGTACGCTGACGTCGCCAAGGTCGAGGCCCGCCTCGCCGAGGTGAACGCCACCGTCGCCAGCAACCCGACCTTCGACATCAAGGACGCTCTCCTGAAGGAAGCGAAGAAGTTGGAGGCCGACCTCACGACCGCACGCGCCGCGCATGCCGCGTCCGAGGCCAAGCTGGGCGCGAACCGTGAGAGCGTGACCGCGATGCTCGACGCCGACGGTCGATCGCTCGCCGGCCGGGCCGCGACGGCAACCCTCGACTGGGCTGGACGCAAGGCGGAAGCCGCCGGCAACTGGCTGTCGTCCACCCGCCGGGGCATCTCGGAGACCGCCACGGGCGATCCGGACTCCATGATTTTTGACGCCGTCGCTGACGCCGCCCTCCCGGGCGCCGGAGCGGTGACGAACAAGGCCAACATCATCACGCGCCTGGGCCGCGACGCGCAGGCAATCGCCGGCATCGCCGCCCAGGGTGAGGCCACGCTGCCGTTCTTCCGCCGGCTGCGGCAGGCCCAAGGCGCCAGCAAGATGACCCAGTCGGCCGCCGCCTTCCTGGACTGGTCGAACGTGGCATGGGCCACCGACAAGGTCGGCAAAGTGGCTGCCGCGGGTGCCGCGGGTGCCCCGGTGTCCGGGGCTTTTGGATACGTGGCTTCCGGCGGCGACGCTGAAGCTGCGTTCGAGGCGGCCGGCGGCGGCATCGGTTTCGGCCTCGGCGGCGCTGCCTACGGTGCCTGGGAGACCTTCAAGGATCCCCGGTTCCGTCTTGACGAGCTGGTGGCGAACCGCCGGGTCTTCCGTGACTGGTTGTCGGATCGCCCGGTGAACGGGGTGTCCCAGCTTCGGATCTTCGACCAGCTTCCGGCTGACGATCAACTGTCGCTGGCGACCTACGCCCACGCGCACCCTGAGGCGGCGTTCCGGTTCGTCAACGAGCCCGGGTCCGCGTCCGGCTATTACGACCGCGAGAGCAACGTCATCGTTCTGAACGCAGCCAGCAAGACCCCGCTCGCCGACGTGTTCCGGCACGAGGTCGCGCACTTCATCGAGCGGCACGGGCTCGAAGCCCAGGTCCGCGAGGCCTACCTCGGCAACGCCGAGAAGGGCGTCATCGGCGAGTACACGGCGCTCGACGGCAACGGTCAGCCGGTGACGGAAGAGATCACGGGCCCGGACGGGCAGCCGACGAGCCGGTACGTCCTGAACGAAAAGGGCAAGGAGCTGAAGTCGTCATATGAGGCGAAAGTCCGCGCAATCGACCCCCAATTCGTCGCATCTGACGAATACTTCGCG